TCGGACATCATCTTGCGCTGTTTCGGGTCTTTGATGCCCGCGATGATAGGCTTCATTTTACGAATTTCACGCAATGCGGCGTCCTTCATAAGCGGGTTAACAGGCTTGCCCTTTTCGGAAGTTACGGGGGCATCGCCTTCATCGGGGGATGATTCCACATCCATTGTTTCATCTTCGATGATTTCTTCTTCGTTGATGTCTTCGGGGTCTTCCACGAAGTTTTCTTCATCATCGGGGTCGCTGTCGCCGGATAGTTCATCTTCGAGTTTTTCCAGCTGGTCAAGATTCTTCTTTGTTTCCATGTCATCAAGGCGGGTGGAAAGGCTCTTGACGGCCTCGCACACTTCCCCAAGCATTTTGATGACTGCATCGTTGTCTGTCGCGGATGCATCTGTTGTGGCTTCATCGCATTTGCCTTTGCGGTCATCTGTTTCGATTACCTCGGCATTGTCCTCCTTGATTTCTTCCTCGATGGCCTCCACCAAATCTTCTAAAACTTCGGTGACTTCTTCGGGGTCTGCGTCCTTGAAGAACGGAAACATCCTTGTAAGGGTGGCAACAACGCCCCGCTCACTGGGTTTTTTCTTCTTCGCCATTCTTAGGCTCCTTTCTTTTTTGGGCGGGTTACCGCCTTGTATCAATGGACTCTCGTCCTTGATGGCTACTTTGCTTCCTGCGCGGCCTGCAGTAACGACCGCGACATGGTTTCCTTCGATGAACTTCTGATAAATGCGCTCACCTTCAATTGTGGGTTCACAATCGTACCCGCAGGACACTTCACGTTTTCCGTTTTCGATTTCGGAAATGAGGTGTGCATCGTAAATCACTAAATCGGCGAGCAACATATCGGATTCGCTTCCTTTGCCGCGCCGCACGTTGGTGACAACTCCCTTGATATATTGCCGAACATTGTCGGGAGTGACGGGTTCGTCCGGATGTTCGTTTGTGACGGGTTTCCCTTCAAAGCTGGCAATGGCAGTTTGTGCAAACACGTCTTCATCCCTGCGGAAAACTACTGCCTTTTTATTGGGGTCGTCATACGGCAGGGGAAGTTCGCTTGCCAAGTAACTTTGATGGCCGGTTCGTGCTATAGGAACGTTTTGGCACAGCAGAAATCCCTCCGGCGTTCGTGCCATGTTGGGGGATATTTTGCTGGCGTAGTAAAGCAGTCGGGGCATTAAAACCCTCCTTTCGAGAATAAAAATAGCCCCGAAAGTGGGGCAATCCCTGCAAGCAGGGGTATTATGCGGCTAGAGCATTGAATTGTGCGCGTGTCATTGTTCGAATTGTTCCGCTCACATGGACTTGGCGTGGCCATTCTATCCAATCAAGGTCAATAATTGGTTCGGCAAAGCACCTGCAGTTAAAAATGCACCCCGCGTGGTAATTACCGTTTGTGCCGGGTTCATCGGCGAGCGTTTCGGGATTGGGCGGGTCGTTGTAACTTACGAGTACCCCTTCCATATGCCGATGAGCAACCCTAACGCGGTCACCATCTTGTGCCGTGCGCCATATATACCAATTCAATCCGAGCGACTGAGCGCGAGCCTGTGTTAATGCCATGTGTGCTTTGCCTGTTTCTGTTCGTGCAATGCGCCGCGCTTTATATTCGTTGGCTTCTAACCCACCAAAGAACTGGTCGAGTATATTTTTCGTGAGCGTTTCATGTCTCACACCCGCAATGGCAGATTCCTTTGCCATAATCGTGGCAAGCTGTGCATCTAAACGGCTGGGAAGTGTCTTTATAAGCTGTGCGTTTTCCATAACGATGTCATTTACAGTTAGCCCCAGTGGTGTATTGGTGAATGTACGTTGGAGTTCTTCGAAAATAAGCCGACCGCGCCGGTGGGCGACTTCTTGCGCTGCGCGTCTCCAATTTCCCTCACTACTGCGGAACACACGATTAGCCATATTCATGGCGAGGGCTTCGCAGTAGGCGTTAAATTCGGGGTCATTTGAAATAACCAACAATAATCGCCGCACTTCTTCAACAGTACGCGCACGCCTTAATCGCCGCCCAATGGAGATAGTGAGACGTTGAACTTGCCGCGCATAGTTTTCTTCTATGCGCCGAGCCATACCCCATGCCGTGCTAGGTGTTCTATTAAACCGTGCCATCTACTCACCCCTTTTGGTGCGAGCATTAAAAAACCGCCTTATGGCAGATTTCAAGCTACTGTCCTGTACGTGAGTTTTTCCATGAGTTTCGGCAGGGGGTGCTTTGCCTTTTCCATCGGGCAGGTCTGAAAATATCCTGGGCATTTCGGGCATGTCACCCATACCGTCTAAACTATCGTCTGCCTTTTCGATGTCGTCATCGGATATGCTTTGCCACATACCCGTGATTTCGGACGAGTTTTTCAACTCCTGCATTGCGATTTTCTGACTGATGATGCCCGCGCCATATGCACTCTGCACTGCACCCGAAACTTGTTGAGCAAGAGATTTCTTCTCACTCTCAGACGGGCGGCGAATACTCACGAAGTCATAATCGAGGTCATCAGGGATTGCACCGAAAGCACTCATGCACATTATGGGGAGAAGAACGTCCATAACCGGGCGAAGATAGCCTTCCTGCTTTTCTTCGATGCTGTCGTAATAATTTTGCATATCCGATTCGCCGGTGGCATTCATACCCGCTGGGGCGCGACCATACAACCGTGTGACAGGAATTTCCGAAGCACCCGCTACATTAAGAGTGAACTGCTCATTTATATCTGCCAACCCTGCAAAGGTATATTGCAGTTGTTGCATCTCATCCTTGGGCCCGATAACTTGCAAGCCTTGATTGCTCATCATGGAGTTGAGGGCGGCCATTGTTTTGTACAAATCCTCTTGCGCCTTTTCGGGCAAGATTGCGACCTGCTCCATGCCGTCCATCTTATACACATTAAGGTTTGCCCGGAACACAAGTGCGGCGATATTCCATATCGTGTTGTCGTTCATTTTTAACGCATCAAAGATGTGTTCCAGTTCTGAAGCCCCCCAGTATTGTTCGCCGAGGCGTTCAACATACGGAAGATGCTGCCCTGTGAAGCGCACGATGCGGCTATGGTGAACTTGAACGCCACTACCCATCTCATCAGAGTTGATGGTGTAGTATTTGGGAAGCCCGAAGTCGGGATCGTTATAGTCGTCCACCGTTTCAAGCCCCGTTGTCACACCGCTCCATCGGTCGAGGATTATCAGCCCTTTGAAACTGTCGGGCATAATCATGTCGAGGGTCAGCGGCTGGTCTAAAATGTCATCGTGTCCATCAATAATAATCACACCAACAGCACCGCCGTATAACCGCCCCCATTTCAACCCCTCTAGTATTTTTGCCCGAAGCTGTGTTGAGCGTTCCAAGCGGGTGAGTTTCCGCTTGTTGTAGAGGTCAATCTGCGAGTTGATGCGATACCAGTTCTTGACCATATCTTCGGGAATAATTCCGATAACCTTTTTCACAATCCAATGGGTTCGGTAAAGTGCGGTCAGCAGATTGTAATCGCGTGTGATTCGCTTTATGAGGTAGTCGGTGGCTTCCATGATGTTGGTGCTTCCATCACCGAGCCGCGCAAGCGGATTGGAAAAGCCGTCCATAAGGAACGCAGGAAAATTCTCACGGGTAAAAAGTCCCTGCGGAACATTATCCGTGGGCGACCCCGGCGGCCTACTTGATTGTGTGGTCGGTGTGTGTATTGCTACTTGCGGAGGCTTGCTGTTGCCTCTGTTGCGTTTTCTTTTTGGCATATCATAACCTCCAGCGTTTAATCATGGTTTTACAAAAATACCGCAGGGCATCCATGCAGTGGTCATCAACTTTCAGCGGCTTTTCTTCGCCGCGCTGTTTGGCTTTTTCATCCCATACATACGACCCTATTTCTCGGATGGTATTTACGCACGATTCATGGATGTATATTTTCTTCTGCGCAAACAGGGAAGCGACCATGCGAATGCCGTCCAGCACAGCGTTGTCGGCATCTTTCACCCGATACCTGCGCCGGGTGAGTTCCGTTTTGAAACTCGCCGCGCTAGGGTCTGTGATTGTAAAATCGGGGTACATTGTTCCGCAGAACTCCTCAAAGTCGTCACCATATTGCTGGTCGGTTTTCTGCTTGCCGCCATTTTCGCTGTCTTGGGAAGCGTAGTAATATTCACGGCGAATATAAACGGCGTGTTCCGAATCCCATATATCAAGATAGACCATCGGGTTCACGGTTCCATAGTCCACAGCCACATAACCACGGCCAGCGGTTGGTGCTGTGCCGACCTCAGCATTGGGGTAAATGTGGATGTCGGGGGAAAACATATCATATATAACGCCCTCGGCTTGCTTTCGCAGTCCTAGGATTTCGCGTTGATACCACACACTGCGCGTGTCGTAGGTCGAGAGGATTTTCTTTAGCTTCTCATCAGAGATGCTCATATTGTCGGTCACGGTGAAGTGTCCGAAATTGTACCCATATTCGGGATCGGCTTTTTGCCGCACTTCATGGAAGTTCAGCACATCCTTGTAGTACCAATGCCCTTCGGGTTTCGGGTTGAGGTCGTGGAATATCATTCTTTCTTGCGAAGCAATCGTGCGGTCGAATACCTCTTTAATAAAAACAGAAGTACACTCGTTGGCTTCGGTGATATATGCCATGCCGTAGGAGTTACCTTTGATTAGCTTCTCGTCCCCCGCCTTACCACCGCCGGATACGAGTATAATCTTCTCACTTCCCGCAATTGTTCTGATATATAGACATTTGCGGTTTTGATAAACACCCTCACGGCATCTTCCCTCAAAAAAGTTCAAAAGTCCATACCCATCACAATCCATTATGTTTAATCGCGCAGCAGCTACAGAGAACCCAGCAATTAAATGGATACGGTTGGGGTGCTTTTCAAGTGCAAGGCAAAACGCGAATGTCTGCAGCACGTTTTTACCGCCGCGCTTACCTCCCTCGGCTACATTGAACCACGATTTACCTACGCGACTGAGGTAGTCGCTCTGCCGCTGTGTGAAAGGTGCGAGTGAGTTCTTCATTCCACATCACCGCCCTCAATAATATCGCTGGGCAGTTCGCGATTAGGCACAGGATTAATCGCCACATTGATTTGGGTCATTATGGCATCTATCCTATCACCAAGAGGAGTGTTACCCGCCACTCCATCTCTGATGGCTTTGAGTGATACGAGGTCTTTCCTAATTTCGTTCATTTCACGTCCTATGGCGGCATCTATTCGGTTGACATAGAATTTTGCAGATTCGTTAATAACTTGTGTGCCTGTGGTTACCCCCGTGGTCTTTACGACCTTTTCAACAATGAAACCGCTGGGGGAATTCACGGCTTCATCTCTCAATAAACGCATTTCACCAAGACGATGCACCCGTCCAAGGATTAAGGTGCAAAGGACATCTGCCTCGTCAACTATCGCGTGTGCGAGTGTACGGTCGGCATCGTTAGTGATGAATTTCTTCAGCAAAATTTCCGAAAGCGGGATTGATGCGTGTTCTCCTGTGACCACGGCGTTTCGGTTTCCCTTTGGCCCCCCATTCCCGCCACGGTTACCTATAGCGTTTCCGTTCCCCTTTGGCGCACCGCCGCGAGAGGTTGTGTTCGTTTTCGGCAGTTGCGCTTCGTCAGAAGCGAGAGGAGCGTGTAAGGGATCATTTTCGAGGTCATTTTTGGAATTGTTAATCGGAAGCGTTTTTGTTGGACGGGTTCGTTGTACAACTTTACCCTTGCGTTGTACATCATTGGCGTTTGAATGTTGTACAACATTCTTTTTTTTAAGCCAATCATCCCTCTGCTTCCAAACCGCGACCTTCTTTTCTAACTTCTCAACCTCGCCGCCAAAGCGGTTAGAAAGTTGTTCTGCTATACGGCGGTTTTCGATGTTGCCGTTATGTTGTAGAAAAATCTCATGGGCAACGCCACGCTCCGGGCTTCTTGGTTTTGGCAATCATCTCACCCCATTTCCGTAGGGGCTTCGATATTTATTTCGCTCCAATGCCTACGGTGATTTCCGATATGGCTTTTTGGGCCCCATCAATACTTGCCGATACCCCGCCATCATATTTTTTAGCCATAGCTTGGAGTATAAGCATATGGTTTGCTTCGTCTGCTTGGATTTCTTGAATTGCCGCGATGTCTTCGGGTGCAAGGTCGGGGAAATCTGCGAGAAACCCTTCATAATCTTTTCGGGCATCGGCTTCGCCTTTTAACATGGCGAATATGCCAGTAGATATTTTGTGATTTGGTTTTACCATTGGGATACTCCTTTCATGGTGACGGTTACATCACGCGAGCCATTTGCTTTTTCAATTTTTGGCATATAATCCGTTCAAGCCGCGAGACATAACTTTGTGATATTTTGAAGTGATCTGCCACGGCTCTTTGGCACATGGGTTCGCTTGCACGTCCTACTCCGAACCGCAGTTCTATGATGTGACGGTCGCGGTCTCGTAGTTTCTGCATCTCACTTTCCAAAATGCCGCGCACGGCTTCGGCTTCGATAACACGCGATACGCATTCCGAACTGTCGGGAAGTATATCTGCAAGAACGAGTTCATTTCCGTTGGCATCTATGCTCAATGGTTCGTCAATGCTGACCTCACGCCCCATGTGTTTGGCGCGGCGCAGATACATCAGTATTTCGTTAGAGATGCATCGCGAGGCATAGGTTGCAAGTTTTATGTTTTTATCGGGCTTGAAAGTGTTTACTGCTTTAATAAGTCCGATGGTGCCAATTGAAAAAAGGTCGTCCGGGTCAATGCGTGTGTTGTAGAACTTTTTTGCAACATGGATGACAAGACGAAGGTTATGCTCTATTAAAATATCTCGTGTGCTTTGACATGCTACCTCCCCCCCCCAGCGCATTTATCAGACGCGCTTCTTCTTCCCTGCTGAGTGGTTTCGGCAAGCTAGGGTATGACATGGTGTTTCACCTCCCAAATTAAAAACCGCCCTATGGCGGTCATGGTGTTTTCGTATATTCAATTGTGGCAACAACGGGTTGGTTATTTAGTGGTACGCCTGTATGCTCCTCTTGCAACTGCCCCGTAGATGTAACAGTTAGAGAGAATGCTATTCCAGTCGTTGTTGTTCCATGCGGGATATAGCTACCTGTCACGTTTTTTGCAGTGCCGCGCACAAGCCGAACGAGGGATGCAAACCCGGGTATTGCTGCGCCGATGTTATTCCATGTACCCGCCGCGCCTGTGGTGCCAGTAATCGTTATTTCGTAGGTAGGGTCGCCGTTTTCATCGGTTCGCCCGGTCGCTTGCTCCGATGTGGTGTAGTTTACTAACTTTTGCTTATACCCAAGCGCACTGTAAACTCCACCACTCAATACAAGCCGATTTGACGCTTGTGTAGGAGCGACATCTATGTTGGTTAGTAGATTAGTTGCCAACGTTGTCAAAGCCGCAGTAATGCCGCTGTTTATGGCGTTATTTTGCGCTACTGTAAACGGGGTATCATTCACAAGGAATTGGAACACCCATATCACGCCATCAAATGAGTACCGCGCTTGTACGCCGCCCTGTGTTTCGTCTGACAACACGGTGCAGTAGTCGTGCTGTGATGGTGTGTACTCCGCACCTTGGAAAAAGAATACGCTTGCTGTATCAAGTGCATCTCGTGTAGGGAATGGATTCCCTGCGGCATCAAAACTCACTTTGTTTGCGCTCATTGTTTGAATGGAACTGTTAACAAATTCTTGGCTTGCGAAACCAGTATGTCCACTCAATTCATATGCAAGATTTAACAAGGCAGCGTGATTACTGCTACCAGCACCACTCCCGCTTGATGGTTCGGTATCATATACACTGCCATCGGGATAGAGGTTGCGCGAAGGGACGGCAGGAGCATTAGCCCATATTTTGGCGCGTTCTTCAGAAGGCGGTAAAACCTCAGTACCGATTTTATCAGGCACGGTTATACTCCCATCGCTGCGGAGAAACTTCATGGGATTAGCTTTTGAATTTGCATATACAGCCGCTCGCCGTGCGTCCGGTTGTAAGTTGGTATCGCTCATTTTACATCCGTCCTTTCCATGACAAAAATAAAAGACCGCGCACGGCCTATGTAATATCAGAACGAGGAACAGCCCCGCAGGGCTTCCTCGGTTATTAACGCGGCTTAGTTGTATTTACTCAATATTTCCTTGAAGGCAGGTATCGCTTCCCGCTCGACTTTTTTATCCCAACCTCGGTCGTAGTTGGCGAGGATTTGGTTTCCTTTGCGGATTTCCAGCTTTGAAATGCGGCCGTTGTTGATTCCGTATTCCGACCCTTCTTCGTAGTGCTTGATGTAAAAAGTGTATTCTCCAATTTTTCCGTTTGTCCACATTTTTGTGTCCTCCTTGAGGTTTTGTGTGCGTTTCCGCTGACACATTAATCACTCAGAAGGGGGTTAATAGCAAGTCAATTATGGGCTGATTACTACACAAACTTTCGGGTGCGCGGCGGGATATTGTTTGTGTAAATAACACAAGCCGACCGGGGGTGCGGCCGCTTCGGTCAGCTTGTGGGTATGTCTTCATGCGGTTTCAGAAACCGTGGGTTCTTCCTTTTTCGGTGCGCCATTCTTCCATGCACCGTTGCCTTCCAATTTTGAAAGCAGAATCTTTCGCGCATTCTTGTATTTTTCGCCTATCATACCGAGGGAAAGCAAGAAGCAACGCATGGCATATTTTGGCGAGCCTTCGAGGGGTTTTTCCTTTGCCGTGACCCGCTTTTTGGCTTTGGCAGTTTCGCAAAGGCAGCTTACAAAAGCGGAGTATGCGTTGACTGTATCGCAGGGCATGAGTTCCTCTTCCTTGAACCAAGGGAAGCGCACCGTTTCTTCGGTGGTCTGTATGGGAAGGTCGTCTGCATCAAGCGCGGCTTTAATGAGCGGTGCTTTAGCAATAACCATCTTGCAAAGGTTGTCGAGGGTTTCGGGGGTAAACCCCGCGAGTGGCATTTCGATGGTAAGTTGGGCTGGCGGGTACTCATCATCGTATTCTTCCTCGTCTGATGATTCGTAGGCGGCAGTGAAGCCGTTTTGCAAAAGGATGTCGGATAAGTCAACGCTATCGGGCCCGGTGAGTGTACCGTGCTTGTCGATGTGGTATTCGCCAACTTGGTAGGCGAAGC